ACCTAAATGGAAGCGATATGGAAAAAACAACTTGCCTTATTCTCAAGGACATGGTACAACTGCTATTGTTGTTGAGGATTGTGTTAGTGCAGCTGTGGTTGCTTCTGACACACGGAAGGGGATAGCTGTGCTAGGAACATCATTATTGGAATCACATAAGCAGTATCTATCACAGTTCTCAACAGCAATTATTGCCTTAGACCCTGACGCATTAGACAAGATAATGCAGTTTGCTAAAGAGTTACGCAACTACGTTAAACAAGTAAAAGTACTTAGACTAAAAGACGATTTAAAATATAGAAATGAAGAAGATTTAAATAACTTATATTCCCTAACCCCGAAGGAGTAAAACATGGAACTATCCCTAATACGAAGTCTGATGGACAAAACATTCTATGATGAGCATAGAGGTGCTAAGTGTCCAGACAGATTATTCAGCAAAGATGTAAGGAAGATTAAACAAGCACTAGATAGTGCAATGACTACTTACGAAAGAACAGTAACACCTGATGAGATTGAAGCATTGTTTATGTCTAACAATCCATCAATGACTACTGCACAGAAACAAGCATACTCATCTTTGTTCAATGGAATTAAACGAGAACAACCAATGGGAGAAGATGTTGCACAAGAAGTCTTATCTAAATTATTTCAGCAAGTTGTTGGCGAAGACATTGCTAATCTTGGCTTTGATTATGTCAATGGTTCTCAATCTACACTTGAACCTCTTCGTAATATTTTGGAGCAGTATGGTGATGATTTTACTCCTAATCTAAATATACAATGGGAAGACATAAGCATTGATGCTTTGCTATCCAAGAATGATTTAGAAGCTAGGTGGAACTTTGGCATTCCTAGTTTGACTAGAGTAGTTGAGGGTGTAAATGCTGGGCATCTAATTGAAGTAGGTGCTAGACCTAATACAGGTAAGACATCCTTTCATGCTAGTCTGATTGCATCTCCCGGTGGCTTTGCACATCAAGGTGCTAGATGTATTATACTATGCAACGAAGAAGGTCCTCATAGAGTTGGAGCAAGGTATCTAACTGCAGCGACAGGCATGACAATGCATCAAGTAAAAGAGAATCCACAGAAAGCACACGAGTTGTACAGTCCAGTACGTAAGCATATAGATATTAAAGATGCATCGAATCGTGACATGGCTTGGGTAGAGAGTGTGTGTAAATCATACAAGCCTGATATAGTTGTGCTAGACATGGGTGATAAGTTTGCTAGGTCTCAAGGATTTGCTAGACCTGATGAAGCATTAAAGGCTAATGCAATATATGCTAGACAGATAGCTAAGTCTCACAATTGTGCTATGTTTTATATGTCTCAATTATCTGCTGATGCAGAAGGCAAGGTTATACTTAATCAATCTATGATGGAAGGTAGTAGGACTGGTAAAGCTGCTGAAGCAGACTTGATGGTATTGATTGCTAAGAATCCACCAATAGAAGGACAAGAAGAAGAAGGTCCTGAAAGACATCTCAATGTTGTAAAAAATAAATTGACAGGTTGGCACGGTAATGTTACTTGTAATCTTGATTATAAAACAGCTAGGTATACAGCATGAAGCTAACACTTGACGTAGAAAATACTGTAACACATAGAGATGGCAAGTTACATCTCGACCCATTTGAGACTGACAACAAGCTTGTTATGGTAGGTTGTTTAACAGATAATGGTGAAGAGCATTTGTTTAGAGATGACTTTACAGGTGTTCAAGATTTACTTGACCAAGCAACTATTCTTATAGGGCATAACATAGTACACGATTTAATGTGGCTATGGGAATGTAATTTAAATTATGATGGTCCTGTATTTGATACCATGTTAGGTGAGTATATATTACAACGTGGATTAAAAGAACCTCTATCATTAGAAGCTTGTGCAAACAGACATGAGTTAGCAACTAAGAAACAAGACACAATGAAGGATTACTTTAAGAATAAAGTTCCTATTGATGAGATACCTAAACAAGAGTTATCTGATTACTTATCTGCTGATTTAAAGGCTACACAAGAACTATCAGATGTTCTATACAAAAAACTAAATACAGTCGAGTATTCAGGTTTAATGGATACTGTGTTATTAACTAATCGTGTTGCATTAACATTAGCTAGAATATATCAGACTGGATTTACCGTTGATGTAGAGAAGTTAAATGAAGTTAGAGATGAGTTTGAAAAAGAAAAGACTATGATAGAAGAGAGGTTGACTAGGCAAGTACATCAGCTTATGGGTGATACACCAATCAATCTTAATAGTCCTGAACAAATGTCATGGATTATATTTAGTAGAAAACCAAAAGATAAATCGACTTGGATGAATGACTTTGTTCCTTACATGAGTAAAGAAGAATTTAAATCTAAAGTAAAAGAAAATTCTGATATTGTTTATAAGACTATGGCAGTTATGTGTAAAGAATGTAATGGAACAGGAACAATAAGAAAGGTTAAGAAGGATGGAACTCTTTACGCTAAGTTACCCAAATGTACTACTTGCAATAGTCTTGGCTACATTTTTGCTCCTACTAGAGAAGTAGCAGGTCTTAAATTCAATGCACCTAATGTGAAATGGATTAGTGCTAATGGTTTTAGTGTAAACAAAAAGATGCTAGAAGTTTTACAACATGTTACAAAAAGAAGTGATGCAGATACAGCATATAGTTTCTTACATGACATACAAAGATTATCAGCACTAGATACATACCTTTCTTCCTTTGTTCAAGGGATTAATACTTATATGAAACCTGATGGTAAGTTACATGTTAGATTATTACAACATAGGACTTCCACTGGAAGGTTTAGTGGTGCTGACCCTAACATGCAGAACATGCCTAGAGGTGGTACGTTCCCTGTTAAGAAAGTATTTATATCACGATGGAAAGGTGGTAAAGTTTTAGAAGCTGACTTTGCACAACTAGAGTTTAGAGTTGCCGCTTACTTGTCACAAGATGGAGTTGCTATTGATGAAGTCACTACTGGTTTTGATGTACACTCGTATACGTCTAAAGTTATTACAGATGCGGGTCAACCGACTACTCGCCAAGATGCGAAAGCACACACCTTTGCACCCCTCTATGGAGCAACAGGATTTGGTAGAACACAAGCCGAAGCAAAATACTACGAACACTTTACAGAAAAATACAAAGGAATTAAATCATGGCACACCAGATTGGCTTCAGAAGCTATGAACACTGGCATGATTACTACACCTTCAGGTAGAGAGTTTGCGTTCCCGGATATTAGACGATTGCCTAATGGTAGTGTAACAAACTTTACACAGATAAAGAATTATCCTGTACAATCATTTGCTACTGCTGATATAGTGCCATTAGTTTTAATGCACATGGAAGACAAGTTTAAAACATATAAGTCTTGTATAGTAAATAGTGTGCATGATTCTGTGGTAGTTGATGTGCATCCTGAAGAAATAAATCAAGTCATATATTTAATTAAACAAATAAATAATGAATTAAAACAATTAATTGAGGATAAGTTTCATATTGATTTAAATGTACCATTACTATTAGAAGCAAAAATAGGTGACAATTGGCTTGACACTAAAGATGTCGCATGATATAACTATAAAACTTTAAAGAAAGAGAGGTATCACATATGAGTGATTTAATAACTATTGATACAAATAACTATGCTGCAATGGCAAAAGCTATGGGTATCGCAGGAGATAGTTCTTCTGAGCCAAAGAAGAGCAATACTTTACCTAGATTGAGGATTAATCATGCTCCAATCATGGGTGAAACAGATGTGAACGGTAAGACGGTTAAGGTTGAGGTGGTCAACGGTGGTACATATCGCTTAGACAAACCTGAAGTTAATACTTATTACGGTTCATCAGCAACTATCAGACCTTTTATGCAGAGGTTTATGTATAAAAGATTTGTTAAGAATAACAATGCCAAAGCAGGTGAGCCAATGGGTACTTACCATAAAACTGTTATGGCTGATAGTTTAAATATTGATTTAAAAGACAATCAAGGTACATTTAACTGTGGTAAACCCGCAGGTTATGTAAAGGATTTTAAATCATTACCAGTAGCTCAACAAGATTTATTAAAACAAATAAAAAGAGTTCGTGTTATATTTGGATTGATAACTCTTGAAAACACTGTCGATGATAGAGGTGAAGCTACTGAGTTGCAGGAGTCTCCATTTATTTGGGAAATCGATAACCGTGATGCTTTCAAAATTATGGGTGCTCCCTTTGCTAAGTTAGCACAAATGAAGAGACTACCAGTGCAACACAACATTGTGCTAAACACAGATGAAAGAAAGTTACCTAATGGTAATTCATTTTATCTTCCTCTACCAAGCTTAGATGTATCAACTCAGGTTGCGTTAACTGAGTCTGACCAAACAATGTTTGCCGACTTTGTTTCTTGGGTGCAGAATTATAATGAGTACATTATCAATGAGTGGAATGTAAAGACAGGCAGTAACATAAGTGAAGAAGATATGAATACTGTGGATGACTTTATTGATATAGATAATTCTGAAGAGGTAGCATAATGCACCACCCAGCAGAATTGGCGATTCATCAGTATCTTGAAGATGCCACTAGAGGTGAAACTCAAATGAGTGAAGCCACTATAGATAGAATAGGCGAAGAAATTAAAGATGCATTGAAACGTCAATTTGCTGGGGGTAACAAAAGACATGAGTTTAGATATCGTGTATCTAATATAGGTCGACCTTCATGTCAGCTTTGGTTTCAAAAGAATCATCCAGAAAAAGCTTTACCTAGACCTACAACATTCGTTATGAATATGATGTTAGGTGATATAGTTGAAGCTGTATTCAAAGGCTTATTAAGTGAAGCAGGTATTAAGTATCAAGACAATACAGAAGTAGAATTAAAGTTAGATAAAGATACTACTGTAACAGGTACGTATGATATAGTAATAGATGGTGCAGTAGATGATATCAAGTCTGCATCTGATTGGTCATACAAGTATAAGTTTGAATCCTTTGAAGCATTAAAGAGTGGTGATAGCTTTGGTTATGTTGGACAACTAGCAGGGTATGCAAAAGCATCAGGTAAGAAAGTTGGTGGATGGTGGGTTGTTAATAAAGCCAATGGTCAATTTAAATATGTTCCAGCATCTAATATGGATTTAGATGAGGAAATAAACAAAATAAAAGAAACAATAAAAGTTTCTAAACAAAAAGAATTAGTAAGATGTTTTGCACCTGAACCTGAATTTTTTAGGAAAGTACCAACAGGTAATATGGTTCTTAATAAAAACTGTACTTTCTGTGAATACAGAACTACATGTTGGGAAACTCTTCGTGAATTACCTGCACAAATGTCTCAAGCTAAAGAACCTAAAATGGTTCAGTACATAAAGCTAAAAGGCGAATAAGTGCAGCTATATCAAGTAAGCAAACAAGCAAAGAAGTATGGATATAGAAGTGGTTTAGAGTATAAGTTATCTTTATATCTAAAGAAAAATAAATGCGATTACTCTTATGAAAGTATTAAAATAGAGTGGGAAGATTTAGCCTATCGCACTTATACTCCTGACTTTATATTGTACAATGGAATTATTATAGAAACTAAAGGTAGGTTCTTAGCGGCAGATAGAAGAAAACACTTAGCTATTAAGAAACAGCATCCTAGTTTAGATATTAGATTTGTATTTACTAATAGTCGTTCTAGATTAAGTAAGGGAGCAAAGTCAACATATGCACAGTGGTGTATTAAATATGGTTTTCGATACTACGATAGAATAATACCAGAAGATTGGTTAAAAGAAAAAGGTAAAAATGAACATCCTAAAAGAATAAAGTTTACAGGAAGAAAGTTAAAGGGAGAAACAAGGTATGGCAAAAGACTCACGAACTACTAATAAGACTGTGTTACCAGAAGATTTTATTATTAAAGTAAATCCACATCTTAATAGTAAAGGTAAATGGAATGGTGGTATTGAATTAGCTATTATGCCTAATCTAGATAATCCATTAGATGATGAAGATTATTATCAAGTAGAACATATATGTAAGATGTTGTGTTCTACGTTAAACTTTATGGAAGTTGAGCCTACATTTAGAGATAAAATAAATGATTATGTTGTTAATGTGTTTGACAAAGAACATAAAGATGCTCATAAAGAAAAAGAAATAAAAAAGAGTTATACAGATAATGTTATTAATGTAACTTTTGGAAAGTCTGATAAGTGTTAAGGCATATGGAGTATATGAAGATGAGAGCAAAAGAACAAGAAGATATGGTTAATAGTCCTGCACATTATAATAAAGCAGGTATTGAAACTATAGATGCATTACAAGCTATGTTAGTTGACGGTTTTGATTATTACTTACAAGGCAACGTGTTTAAGTATCTTTGGAGATACCGATATAAGAATGGCATAGAAGATTTAAAGAAAGCACAATGGTATCTTAATAAATTAATTGAGCAATATGATGATAAAAGTTAAAATAATCTGCACTATATCTGTTGACCCTGACGAGTATGCAGTTCCCTCTGATGGGGATGTAACAGAAGACTTTGAAGAATATACAAGAGAATTTTTTTACGATATTGATGGAACAAAAATAACAAAATTAAAAGTAATTACGGAGACATAAATGTTAAGCAACTACCTACCAACAGATTATCAGAACTTTATAGCACTCTCTCGCTATGCTAGATGGAGAGAAGATGACCAACGAAGAGAAAATTGGGGTGAGACAGTCGATAGATATTTTAATTATATGGAAAATCATTTAAAGAAAAATCATAATTATAGTATTACTAAAGCCTTAAAAGAAAAACTAGCTACACAAATAATGAACTTAGGTGTTATGCCTAGTATGAGAGCCTTGATGACAGCAGGACCTGCTTTGGATAGATGTCATGTAGGTGGTTATAACTGTAGTTATATACCTGTCGATAGTCCACGTTCATTTGATGAATGTATGTATATACTTATGTGTGGTACAGGTGTAGGTTTCTCTGTAGAACGTGAGAATGTAGATAAGTTGCCTATTGTTAATGAACATTTTG